TAGCGGGACTGCAATGTCTCTCAAATACCCACGATTCGAGTTCGCATACGCTCGCCGTGTTGCTGAGGGTATGGGCGTCGACGCAGGTGTTGGTGGGAACATTACAGAGTACTCCGCATCTATTAAGGTTGTAGCATCTCAGCAAGACTACGATTTGCAAGAGATTATTGCTAGCGCCTCAACTAGCGGTCAAGACGCACAGGGCAATGTGGTACCTTACTCCGGCCTCGTTGGCAACAAAAGAATCCTGATTAAGAAAGTATTTTACAAAACACCTCATGCCATGTGGAGATTCTATGGATACTATGGCGGACTTAACACAGTAGGTAACTTGTCAAACTATGGACAGTACGCTGATGACTCAACGTTCGAGGTTATCCCGACATGGCAGAACAAGATGCAGTCAATGGCCTTCGAGGATAATATTTATACCAGAAACTCCCATTACGCATACGAGATCAAAGACAACTTTTTGAGGATCTATCCGAAGCCTGTTAGTTCAAGCCCTAAGCACTTCTGGGTACAGTTCAGCGTTTCTAAAGATCCTTGGGAAGCAAACGATCGCGCCGACGACGGTATTGATGGAGTCAACAACTTAAACTCCTTGCCGTTCGAGAACGTACCCTACGATAAGATTAACTCAATTGGTAAGCAATGGATCCGCAGATTCTCCTTGGCTCTTTGTAAAGAAACTTTGGGACAAGTAAGAAGCAAGTTTAGCTCGATTCCGATCCCCGGCGCCGAAGTAACTTTAAATGGTTCGGATTTGTTATCTCAATCCAAAGAAGAACAAGAAGCCCTGAGAACAGAGCTTAAAGAATTGTTAGATGAGTTGACCTACACCAAGCTCATGACCGGCAATGCAGAGGTTGTTGAGAGCGTTAACAATATTCAAAAGAAGATTCCTCTAAAAGTATTTGTAGGATAGGGGGTAATCAGTGGCTGATCCAAAAAACAAATGGAAGAAACCCGATGCTCCTCCTCCTCCCCTCTTCACAGGTAAGAAGGAAAGGGATCTTGTTAAACAGGTCAACGACGAACTCATCGAGCGAGTCATTGGCCAAGAAATTGTATATTACCCTTTAGACATCGAACATACAAACTATCATAATCTTTATGGTGAGGCAATAGAAAAAACTTTCTTGCCTCCTGTCAAAGTACACGCTCTTATCGAGTGGGAAGGTTTGGACTCTTCATATTCCGAGTCAATCGGTGTAGACAAAACGACCTCCATGACAATCCATTTTCATAAAAGACGACTGGTTGAAGACCAAGACTTGTACGTCCGCGAGGGCGACATGGTATTCTACGGAGAACACTATTACCAGATTGTCAAACTAATGCAACCCACACAACTGTTTGGCCAATCAGACTACAAGCTAGAAATAGCAGCGAAATGTATTAGAGCAAGAGAGGGGAACTTCGATGCCAGCTAGTGACCAAGATCCTCGACAAAAGTATCTCAAAGAGATTACCTTCATGCCCTCGTCTTTGGAGACGATCGATCAAGCCATGCATCATCATATCGATGATAAGTGGAATTTGCATGCCACAACAAACAAGGGTTGGAAGAAAACACCTGTAGTATGGGTTGGGGCAGAAAGAGCATATCAAGTAAAGCACGATAAAGAGATGAGAGACTCAGCCGGCATGCTGAAGCTGCCGATGATAACGATCGAGAGAACCTCAGTTGAGAAGGATCCCACACGAAGAGGGATGGCTCCAGCAAACATTTTACCAGTTAACGACATTCAGGGCGGGAGCATTACTATTGCCCGCCGGATTAAACAGGACCAAACAGGAAAGAACGCAAATGCGTCTTCTGCGAGAAAGGCTGGCACCCTAGCCGATGCAAATATCGGAAGCGGAGATCTCAATTCCAGAGCACTCACTCGACCCGGCCTTCATAATATGTTCGACGTCGGCCCTGGCACAAAGTCAGATAGAACGATCTACGAGACTATCTCGATTCCCATGCCCGCCTATATTGTTGTGGGATATAAGATCCAAATTCACACAGAATATCAACAACAGATGAACGATCTGCTTACTCCGTTTATATCCAAGACAGGCAACGCACGCATTTTTCTTATTGAGCAAGACGGCCATCGTTACGAGGCTTTCATCGAGAACTCCTATTCTCTGGAAAACAATATTGCAACTTTAGAAGAAGAAGACCGATCCTTTAAAAGCACAATAGAAATTAAAGTTGAAGGTTATCTTATCGGCGATGGCCCAAATGCTACGAGGCCTAAGATTATCAAGAGGCAGTCAGCTTTGCTAGCAATAGCAAACGAGAGGACAATCATTAATAATGTAGAATTCCCTCAGAGGTTTGTTTCAACTTCGGCCCCCTCAATCATTGCGACAATCGTGCAACAGGTCCTAGGCGGCGGCAGCGGTGGCGGCGGAGGAGCAGCAGATTTAACCGCGGTCATCAAGTATACAGATTATGTAACACTCGAAGAGCCCACAGGAGTAATGGATGACTCAAACACTACATATACTATTGCAGAAACTCCCCGGGCAGACACCATAACCGTTATCTATAACGGAGTTATCCTTAAAGAAGGCGCCTCATACGACTTCACTATCAGCAATAAAGCAATTACACTAAACTTTGCACCGACCTCTGGGGAAACTTTACAGGTCAATTATCTTAAATCATCATAAACACAGGAGAGAGAATGTTTAAAGCAATCAAAAATATGTTCACCCGAACGAAAGAAGAAGAATCAGAGTCCATTGAAGTACTAGAAAGCACAGAAGAGGACGAAAAAGAATACTCTGGAGAATCGATCATCGAGCTAGAAATTGAGGAAGTAGACCAAATCATAGCCGGAGTCGCGACGATTAACTCTATAAAGAAAAGCATAGGAGATATGCGATTTCAATACCTTACAGCGGAGGCTTCTTATCTAGCTAAAATAAAGCAAATTAATACCGATATGGAGAGGGTTTTGAGGGATTTACGAACTACCTATAACGTTGACCCCGCTATCGATTATGAGCTTGGTTTTCCCGAAGAAGAAGGGGGTCAACCATTTTTTAAGAGAATCTAATAGATTCACAAAAGGGGTGCCAAGCAAATGATCGAATCGCTTCTACAGGACCGGGCTTTCTTCTAGGAGAAGGCCTTTTCTTTTAGGGGCAAATAACTATTATTTTACTTGGAGGTAAATATTAAATGGCTTTAACAAAAATTAATGCAAAGCAGATTGACGCGTTCGGATCGTCAAGCGCTGCTCAGGTCGAAGTAGACCGTCACATGGATATGAACAGCAATGACCTTGTTGGGATTAACGATCTGACCGCTTCTGCCGCAAAAGTCGACAACGATATGCTTGTCGGCGGAAACGTCGAAATTATGGGAGACCTAACTGTACAGGGTGGTCAACTTATTGCGAACGTTTCGATCCTTGAGGTCGAAGACCTTGCAATCCGCGCTGCAAGGACTGCGGCAAGCTCAGCAACCATGAATGGTGCTGGTCTACAAATCGGTCAATCCGGTTCAGCATTCGAGGAATCCATTCTATGGAACCACGCCCAGGACCGCTGGGACGTATCTGCTGAACTCTCAGCTTCAGCACTTCGTGGTACAATCGACGCTGCTGCTCTTGATCTTGTCAGTACTTCTGACCTTGCTGAAGGTACAAAATTGTACTTCACCGATGCACGCGTTCATGCTGCAGTTTCTGCAGTCGACAGCGGCGGTGACGGCTCATTCTCTGAGACCGATGGTGTTTTCACATACGTTGGACCAAGTGCTCTTGAAGCACGTGCACACTTCTCTGGTGCTGCTGGTATCGATATCACCGACGGTGATGTCTCTGTCCGCGTTGACGACTCCGGCATCGAGATCTTCGAAGATAAGCTTCGAATCAAGGCTGACGGTATCAAAGATAGTCATATTGACTGGGGAACCGACGCTGGCCAGGTTAACACTGATGATATGACTGAAGGCAGTACAAACCAGTACTGGACAAACACTAGATCGCGTTTAGATCACACTGTTTCTAACTCTATTGTCGATGGCCGTAGAGGTACTCTGAGCTACGACAACGCAACTGGTGAATTCAGTTTCGAAGGCGTTTCACAGGTTGAAATTCGCGCTGATATTTCTGCGTCAATGTCCGCAAACTCGGGCCGCGGCTCTGTTGAGTACAATCAGGCGACTGGTGTAATCAGTTACGAGGGCGTAACTCAGGCTGAAAT